AACACCTGCTACAATTAATATTGTTGCTAGTATGCGAATTGGTTCTTTATAGGGATAAAATACTGGGAAAAAGTTTATAAAAATGCCTAGGATATATAAACCTATGCCTGTAAATAAAACACTTAAAATTGCAAATTGTAATAAACTATCTGGAATGAAGTTTAAAAACCACACATTACCACCTATCTTTTTGGATGACAACCGCTCGGGTACCGTTTCTAATCAAAAACTTGTCTCCAACCTTGTTTATATCGTAGTTACCTAAATATTTGTTTAAGAATGTTACCTGACTATTGCTACTTTCGTCTAATGACAATGCACCGGGCAACGTTTCTTTAACATCTTCATAATCACCGATAGCAATAAATGTAGCATCTATATTGCCACTATATGGTTTGCTAAATGTAATAGTATTATCTGATTCTAAAGTAACTTCTACAGTGCCTTGATCAAAAAACTCTTGTACATCTGTAGTTTTAATTTCTGTAATCTTGTTATCATAATCTGCAGGAGTCATTGGAATATGTTCCATAACAGATTGTTCATTGAACTCTACACTACTTGGTGCTTTTTGATATCTAAATCTCCAGGTCTTATTGCCTGTTAGTTTGCTTACACCGTCTAATAAATGTTTTAGATTTTCTGGAAGTTGAGGATTGCGCTCTAACTCAACAAAAACTTGATATTGACCGTCATGTTCTTCACCTGTGCTCATGTCGGCATCTAAGATATAGGTGTAACCACGTTCGATAAACTCAACTAGATCTGTTGCAGGATGTTTTTCTTTAACACGAAATCCTAATACAACAATATCAGCATCGTTGCCCATTTTACTTTTATATTGGTCAACGGTAAAAACTTCACTAACTAGATCTTTAAGATCGTTAGAGCGAAGACTTTCGTTTAGATTACGCGGTTGGTGCTGTTTCATCTGCTGTGTCATTGCCTGGTTCCTCTAAACCTAACTCGCCTGTACTGGCAGTACCGTCATTTTTATATTTCATTAATTCAGCCATTTGAACATGATCTTTATTTTGTTGCCCAACATAAACATCTTGCATTAATTTCTTAGGCATAGTGATTTCTACAACCCAAACTGGGTGTGCATCAATCTTACCTTTCTTTGTGCCTGGTCTAAAATCGTCTGGATGTTTAATCTTACGTGGAACCATAACATGTTCACGTTTGTAAACAACTTGGCAACCATAATCGTATAATCGTTTAGCACCTTCAGGATCTGGCATTTCTTTTTCGTGCCACATAAATGCACATTTGACAGCATATCGTCCGACATCTGGTCCTTCGACTAACTCGCCTTCTTCCCAGTTCTTGAAAACATAGATATCCAACTCGTCAAGAACACGCTCAAAGTCTTTAATAACTTTAAAAGCATTATCGTTCTCTGCTAGTTTTTGGACGTTTTTGATTACTTCTACAATATCGTGCATGGTGGTTCTCTTTGCTTTAGTATTTATGTTTAGCAAGATTTAAACAAGATTAAACTTTTACCCATTTTGAGCTGATTTTTTCGATATAATGTAAATATCTATGCAGGTCGATCTTCAATTTACGGAGGCATAATTTGTCCAGAGCAAGAAGACGTAACGAGAAAGAGCAGGTTCAGCGTGATCCACGCTTCCAACCTGACACAAATAACTTGATTCAAATCAAGCCTTATTTGAAAAGAAATAAGCAGGTAACGATTGTTCCACGCAACCTAGCACAAGAACAATATCTAGAACTGCTGAAAAATCCCAAGAAATTCATTGTATTTGCCATCGGGCCAGCAGGCACGGGTAAAACAATGTTGGGTGTACAGATGGCTATTAAACAGTTAAAGGAGGGGATGATTAGTAAAATCATTATAACCAGGCCAGCTGTAAGTGTAGATGAGGAGCATGGTTTCCTACCGGGAACCTTAAATCAAAAGATGGAGCCTTGGACTCGTCCCATTATGGATGTGTTTGAGGATTATTACCATCCAAAAGAAATAGCAGAAATGCTAGAAGATGGCGTTATTGAAATAAGTCCCTTAGCCTACATGCGAGGTAGAACTTTTAAAAATGCGCTTGTTATCGCAGACGAAATGCAAAACGCCACACCTAGTCAAATGAAAATGTTACTTACACGCATCGGCGACAATAGCCGTATGGTAGTAACTGGAGACTTAAACCAGGCTGACCGCCCAAGAGAAAACGGATTGCTAGAATTTTGTAATTTATACGGCCAAGGAGGTGAGTATCGTATGATTGCTATGGCAAGGTTTGAACAACAACACGTTGAGCGTCACCCTGTAGTCAGAGAAATTTTAAAACTATATAAGGATACAGATATCGACTAACACACTCTCTTAACCCCACAAGAGCGCCGCACAGTTTTCGACCTGCAATCGACTGTGCGGTTAAATATTTGTATGTTTAAAGACCCTGAAAATTTTTATATAATAGACTACACCGAAGGATCCTGTGGACATTTTATGTCTACCTTATTGATAAATCTTTTAGCAAATGAAAAAGATGCAATACCTTGGAATCATTACAGGGGGGCAGTAGCTTCGGGACACTGGACAGGATATGCCAAAGAACATTTGTCTTTGCCACCTGAAAAGGCTAGAGTGTGGGATGTTAAACTAAAACAGGAAAGTCCATTTGATTCTGTAGTAGTATGGGGTGTTCCCGAAACAGAACAATATTACAGCATACATTATATGGATCCAAATGAATATTTTACTACTTTTAAAATTCCTAAGAACTTTAAATATCTTGCCATAACATATGAAAAATCTGATTTGCTATTAATCAAAACTTTATTTTATTATAAAAATCTTTGGCAGTTTAATAGATGGTATCAAGAAGATAAAGAGCGTTACTCAAAACAAGTTCGAGATTTATTTGATGATTTTGATTTTGCTAACAATGGTTACACTAAACCCTATTCAGAAATTTCTTTATTTTTAAAAGAATTTGTAGAAATAAGATCAAATAATTTTATGGATTTAGAAGTCAATAGCTTTTCAAACTGCATATCCAAACTTAAGCCAGAATATAAACAATACATCCATACAATAAATTTTCATGACGTTTGGTACAATCCTGATGCAGCTCTACAACGATTAAGCGAAATAACAGGAAGACCTGTTACTCCGTATGTTAGACATTTATATCAACTTTATATTAAAGAAAATACACAGCACTTTGACCAGTACGGTATTAAAGTCTACCCAACTTAATCAAGACTGCTGCTAACCCAATCTCTGGATCAATCAATGCAGTATGGTCCACCAGACCTTGTTTAATAATCAATACTGCTGAATCTTTTTGTTCTTCAGTCTGACCTAACAAATCTAGATTATTATACAACCAAGTATAAATTTCTGGAATCTCTTCGGGTCGTGCTCGGCCGCACAGCAACTTGCGAGCATCTTGTATTCGGCCAGCTTTAAATAACTCAACCATTTCAATCTTATAATCACTGCTATCACTATCACCCGATGTGGGACTAGTTAATCCTCCGGCTTCGGTAATATTTTGCTGAACAAGATTGATACACTTTCGCAAATCTGGATAACTTAGTTTGACATAGGTATCTAATGTATCTAAATCAAACTCAATGTTTTCATTCATTAGGATTGTGGCAACACGAGCTGTAAATTCTGTTTGATCAGTTTTATCTACATGAAACCCCTGGCAACGACTGTGTAGTGCTGGAATAATCTTATTAGGATAGTTACAGGTTAAAATAAATCTAGCTGTGTTGGAATAAGTCTCCATCAATCCACGCAGGATAGCCTGTGAGTTTAAAGACAAATAATCTGCTTCATCTAACAGCACAACCTTAAATGGTCCAAACGGGATCATTTGAACAAAGTTCGTGATTTTATTACGAACAGTATCTACATCATTTTCACGTGACGCATTGATTTCCAATACATCAAAATCTTCGATACCTAATTCGTTCATTAGAACTTTAGCTAAAGTAGTCTTGCCAATACCTGCTGAACCGCTTAACAACAGATGAGGAATGCTGCCTTCTTTGATCCAAGACTGTACTTGGCGTTGTTGCGCCACATCTTTAAAAACATATTCTTTAATAGTTTTAGGGCGATATTTTTCTACCCAAAGCTCTTTAGCCATTATTCTTCATCCTCTAGATATTCACATGCACCAGTTCCACGATTAATGTCTTTGGCAATTTCGTAGCCCCAGTCGTAGTTGTTGTCGTAGGCTTCTTTCCACTCAGGAGTATCTTCGTCGGCGTCGATATAACCTTCTAGTGCATAGGCCCACCATTGTGCAAATTCATCTTCTTCGATGGAGTTGATATCAACTACTCCGGGCTTTTCAAGAATTTCACGAACGATGTCGATACTGACACCTTCGCCAACATATTCTTCTAATGCTTCGTCAGTTAATTCTAACAGAACATTAGCCATTATTCATCTTCCTCAGCTTCGGAAAAAGTAATAACATTACCTTCTGGATCTGCACAGATAATACGAACAGTTTCGCCATCTTCATTTTTAATTTCAATAGGCCCCCAAATCCACCAGTGAGTATCGCCTTGCCGCCAGCCTTGTTCTTCTAGATTGTAGGCTGTATGATCTTCGAGGAACTCACGGAGTTCATCTTCCTCGTCATCAGTAAGCCCTTCGATTTCAACATCATACCAGCAACCACCGTCAAACATTTCATTAAGTTCGACACTTTCAATATTGTTGACTTCACAGTCTAACATATCAATACTATCTTTCTTACCATCGCCTCCGGGTACAAATGTAAATTCAAATTCTGGAGGATTGTCGTCTGAAGTTTCTACAGTCCACTCGCCATAACGGAAACCGTTAGTGACAGTGACTTGACCTTCGCCTTCTTGTTGGTGATATGACTCGACTTCTTGACAAGACTTTTTATAATATGTACTAACGGCCCAGGTTGCCATGATATTTTCCTTATTCCAGATCCATTGAATTCCACTCTTTAATCACAGCAACGAGTTCTTCCTCTGTGTTACAAAGAGTTTTAACAGATGCCCAGTCGTCTTTCTTATTGCGACCACTAACTTCTACCATCCAACCGTTGTCGTAACGATTAAGGGTGATGTTTTCATTTACTTTTGCTAATTTACCTAGTTTATTCGCCATTATTTTGCCCTATCCATTAATGAAATATCTTTAATACATTCAACCAGTTCATCAAATGAGTGATACATAAGTTTAACTGATTTCCAGTCATCGGTTTCGGCTTTGCCGCCAATTTCGATACCGTAACCGTTATCGAAAAAGTAAACAGTAAAAACATCATTTACTTTTTTTATTTTGTCACTAACTTTAGTGATACTTGCTTTTTTTGCCATATTATACTAACTCCTCTAAAATACCTAAAAATTCTGCAAAGATTAACAATGCGCCAGCAATGATTAACTCGCCTCGAACTAATGCAATACCTGCGCCAATTCTAACTCCACTCTTTACAAGGCTAACATAGAAATGCCTCTTGCTAGGATCCATGGGTTGGATTTTAAATAGTGGCGGATGCATAGGGCACCGACCTTGTTTATAGTCACACAAAGGTGAATATTCTTTATTACAAATGTTACAATGTGTTGTCATAGTTAAATTATACTATAGTTTAAATTTTTAATCAAGCAGTAAAGGTTAAATCTAATATCTGATGCGGCTGTTGTATTGCCCAATTACACAAATCAAAAACATAGTTTGTATTCATTTTTTCAAAATGTAAATGTTTAGTCATATCAGTATCCACTAAACCAGGTTTTAAATGAATGATTTCTGGAGATTTCCAACTTAATGTTCTTAACTCGTTGACTGTGTGCTCTAAAGAAATCTTATGTGTTTCATACATAAGTAATCCATATTTTGCTTCTTCTGTGTTAGGATGTAAAGACCTGTATACCTCAGAAAGAGAACTACCAATCACTACGATTTTTTTAGATTGTCCTTGCCATAGTCGGTGTAGTTTAAGTAATAAATCAGTTTGAATAAATCCCTCCATTACGGAAGTAAAATTTCCTGAATAGGCATTGTTAATAAAAACATCGCAATCGGCTGATTTTTTAATTATCTTATCTACATTTTTTGGATTAACAATGTCGTATCCATTAGAACGACTGAACCCTATAACTTTGTGGCCTTGTTTTTTAAAACCTTCAGCCAAAGCAAGACCGATACCTTTTGTATGACCGGTTATTGCTATTTTCATATTAACCGCGTAAGCTCTCCATAGTAATAATCTTTGACAAACTTTCACCTAAATCCTGATCATGACCGACAATGTGTAGTTGATTCATATTGCGATCCTTAGCTTCATCGTAGCGCATAGTTTCAACAATAGTTCCACCATTGGCACGAAATACATTCATACGCAGCGGATTACCTTCTAGTCTTGGACTATGATCGAGGGATACAACGGTATTACTTGCTAGACTATTTTCTTCTTCATAGGCTCGTTTGCCAATATTAACTAGCCATCGTTTAAAAAAGTTCATTTTCTTTTCCTTTGGTTCTTCTTCCCACCTTGCCATTGATCTTATTTGTTGTTTCCTATTACCACTACTGAGTTTTGCTGTTGTTGCGTACATACTACCTTGACTCATTTTTTTGTCCTTTCTGCTTCTGCTACACGCTTGCGTAGACTTGAACTACTAAATGAATGATCTCGTCCGTTATAGACAATTTCTATTCCACGGTCATAACAGATATCTCTACCTGTAAATTCTTTGTCTGCGTACTCTATACCTAATATTCTAACATCTATCGGCAATGTGAGCAAGATATCTTCGAGGTCTTTTTCAGTCTGATATACAACTATTTCGTCCACATAACGAACTGCGGCAAGTTGGATTTGCCGTTCCACAATACTTTGAACTGGCGGATTTTTGGTATCGGGTCTATCGATTGATGCATCTGTTTGTAGTGCAGCAATTAGGTAATCACAATGGTTTTTAACTTCGGCCAACATGGCAATATGTCCTGCATGTAGTAAATCGAACTGGCTAAACACAATACCAATCTTTTTACCATCTGCTTTGAGTGCTTTAACTTTATTGAATATCATTTCTTAAGTATCTTGATTATTTTTCGTTGTTCTTGTTCTCGTAACCATTCATCTTCTGTCGTACCGAAACTTGGACAACGACTAATAGCATCGTCTAAAATTTCTTTTAATTGATAAAGGTCTTGTTTAACACACCAACCGTTAAATCCGTCAGTGTATGGACTTTGGCAAGTATATGCCGCTGAATTGATTTGTTGTGCTATGTTAGCAACTTCTAAAGGTTTCTTAAATCCCATACTAGATAATAGCATGGGAGTTAATCTATGTCAATACTTAAACACCTTGACTGCGATAAATATCGCTGGGTTTTTCGTCCGCAATCATCATCATGGCAGCGACATCGGCTTTTTGAAGTTTGGTAATAGATCCATCTTCATTTTCATACTCTGCTGCACGGCTCCAGCGGCCGTGTTCCATAAGAACCCAATCGCCTACTTTAACATCAGTTTGGTCCGGACCTACTGCCCAAACTCGACCCCAACGAGGTTTGATACCTTGTACTTTACCGTCATCACTTTTTACAATAATGCCACTTTTGGTTTTTTCATCACCAAATTCCATATCGGACAGTATTACACCGTTGCCTAATGGTCTTAATGTTCCTGTTACTTTCATTTATTCCTCTGTTGATTGTTGTTGATTTTTAGTTGATTTAGTCGTCGCAGGTGCTACAACTTGTGGCGGTACAATTTCAGGAGCTTCTGTGTTAGAAACTGTTGATTTTTTAGCAGGAGTATCATAATATGATGCTACTACTTCTTCGCGCTTTTTAATGATTTCTCCGCCAGGCCCTATTTGATCTCCGCGGGCATTCACTCTAACATTGCCTACTGCAAGAGTTAGCTCGTTTTGTTTAGCTAACTTGTTCATGTCTACCATTTTACCTTGAGCTGATCTGTGTAATGTCATTTTATTTCTCCTTTTAGGAACTCTTGAATATCAAGTTCGTATCTTAGACTGTCAATTTTGTGTATGCCTATCAAATATAAAACATATGATGCTACACTACTACCGCGACCTACGCCCCAAACAATATCATGTTCTCGCATAGTATCTACCAAGTATTTACAATAGTGCAGAACGTCAAACATATTATGTTGAATAAACAGTTCTAACTCTTCGGTGACCCTTGCTGTTTGCTGGTCTGTAGTACACATACCGTAAAGCATTTCTACAAGATTTGGACAGTAGTCCTTGGGCATAAACCATTCTGTTTGATTTGCTTCATCAAACAGTTCAACGCTGTCAAACTTATCGTGTTTGATTTTTTTGAGTTCGGGAAATCGATCTGCATTTTTGGATCTTGCTTGATTGAACTGTTCAATCATATCCACATATACATCGTCAAAGTTAACAATCTTGCCTGCGTATAATGCGTTAAACGCTTCGATTTCTGTTAGTTCAACTTCGCCGTAGTTATTGATTTTCACTCTTACCGCCCTTGATAATTCGAGGTTCGAATTTCGGGCTATCATTAAGTTCTAAATCATCCCAGGATACATCTATTGTTGTACCTGTTTCTAGATTGTCCATATTCCACCAATGTTCGCCCGATAAATCTAATCCAGATTCTTCCGGATCTCGTATACAATACTGTACATGATCTCCAACGGCACTGTCAACAGTCATAAAGCCAATTTCAAAATATTTTGCAGTTATTACTTGGAATTTTCTGAGCAATACACTACCTACAAAATAATCGTAGGGTTCTGTGGGAAACTGTACTAAGTTACTGCTCGATATATTTAAAGGTTCTAACAATATGTTTTTATCGAAAATAAAAATGCTATTGTGTAAACAACTATCTACAAAAGTTCTTAGTCTTCTAAATCCCATGGCAAGATCATGAGGACTTACTGGTTCTATTGCTATCCCTATACTATATTGATTAGGAATAATAGTTGTATCTGATATAAGAGTACAGGCAAAGTTAGTGGGCCAAATGTAATGTTCTAGGTCATTCGACATTGATTAAATCATCCAATCCGCTATCTTGACTTTTCTTTGCAAGTGCTTTGTTAGCAGTTACTTGCCGTTGTTGTTGTTCCATTTTAAATGCATCTAAATTTAAAATAATCTGTTGAGCAACACTACCATTTCCTAATCGTAGTGCTGTATAGTATTTTTTAGTTAACTCGAAAATTTTGTTATCGAGATCTTGATCTTTCATTTTGCTTAAATCTGGTAATAAGGGATTGAACATATTAAAATCCTATAGCCATCCATTCGATTGCTTCGACTCCCGATGCTGGAGTAGAACTGTAACCGGGTGAGTTAATAAATCTAATATTAAATCCGGTAGCTGCTGTATTGACTACTTGGACCTGTGAATCAATACCATTGTCGTCTGTGATATTCCATGCAGTTGCCATTACTTGTAATGCACCGTTTGGAAAACCTGTTTGTTGAACTCCGTTTTGTATTGGGGAGATACCGGGGATGATCGGGAATGATATAGTGGTAGTAATGTTTCCTGCTGAGGAAGTATTAAAGGCCGCATTGGCCAAAGTGCCCCAAATCATAATTAATCCACTGGGTAATACATGGTATCCGACTCCTGTAGTGTTTCCAGTACCGTCGCCACCTGTAAGACTACATCTCCATGTAGCAGTATTATTTCTTTGTTCTATTACTTGATTTGCATCAGTGAATATTAGATCACCGTCTATGGTTAAATTAACAAATTTTACAGAAGTTGATGTGCTTGATAGATTACCTTGCACATTCATATTTCCATTAACTACCAGGTTACCGTTGATATTTAGAGAGTTTGTAATACCAACCCCTCCTTGTACAACCAAAGTTCCTGTATTATATGCTGTTGATTCTATTCCAGCAGAAAATACAACATCCTGACTAAATGCTTCTGAAAGTAAAGTTGTTACAGTGTTGGCATTGATTACAGTGAATAACTCAAATGTTGGATTTGTAACATATACAACATTGTCAACAAATGTCGGCGGGGGGTCAAAATAAACAGTATAACCGTCTATAGCAGTTATAGTATATGGGCCACTAGCAGTGGGATTTTTTCCATAAAATGTTCCCCCTACTAGTAGTTCGGTTGTTGTATTATAAGACATAAAACTACTAGTAGCAGCCGATAGAGATTCTATAGACATTGGTACAACATTTGGAAACATTGCTATAGAACCTGCGGCAGGGGTATTGTTTGCGTTTTTTCCAATAACTACAACATCATTCAACTGACCGATGCTAATAGAATCTATAGAACCTAATTTTAAAGTTTTTAAAGCATTAACAATATGAGTTCCTGTAATAATATTAGTAGTTGTATTATTAATAGTAGCTGCTAGTGTATCTATATACGAGTTTAATGTAGTTAACGATGCTTGTATATTATTGAAATTGTCACGAAACCCCTGTGCGTTATTATTTTCGCCAGGAAGGGGGTATAGGGAATTTATATTATTAATATATTGTGTTGCGCCAGTTGTGCTCATAATTTTAGTGTCCTATTGCAAACCAAGTAAACGCTCCGGCCGAAGAGTTTTGAACTGCTGATGCATTACTCATAAACACAAACGAAGAATTGTTATAACTAACAATATTTGGAAATACGTCCCAATAAAATGCTCCGGGTGTTCCTGGAGTATTATTTGCTGGCGGTGTTCCTGCGGCCCCTGCATTGTAGTTTAAGTTCCAATAGCTCATTTGAAGATTTAAACATGCATTTGGAAATCCGGGATTAGATTGTCCAGGCAATGTTGGGAATGGAATTGTATTTGTCGATTGCCAAGAAACTAACCCAGTAGTCCCCCACATCATTATTAATCCTGTGGGTAATATTTGATATCCTGAGGTAAGATTAGTAGCAGACGATGTAGAGGAAGTGATTGATTGTGTGTCTGAAGTAACAAAAAAGTTTAAAAAAGATGATGTGTTTAAAATAATAGCAGGGGATGCATCATTATTTTTATCTTTAAGTATTAAATTGCCAGTTAAGGTAACACCGTTAAACGTTACATTACTTGATGTATTGATCAGATTTCCTTGAACAGTTAAGTTTCCATTAATGCCAAGACCGCCACCAACATTTAATGTTTTGCTAATACCGACCCCACCTTCTACAACTAACGTACCGTTGGTATAAGCATCTGAATCATCTCCAGCAGATAATATTAAATCTTGATTAAATGACTGCGATATCATCTTATTAACATCGCTACTAGTCACTACTACAAAATCTTGGAATATAGGATTACTTCCGTTTTTAAAAAACCCCACAGACCCTGCTGCTGCTGTTCCGTCTGGATTTTGTCCAGTGATAACAATATCGCCTAACTGTCCGGTACTGATGTTAGTTCCTGTACCTAATTTTAACAAGGTTAATGCAGATAATAGTTGTGTAGCAGTAACAGTTGATGCATTTACATTTAATGTAGTTCCTGCTAAGTTATCCATGTAGGAGTTTAAATCATTCAACGAAGTTTGTATATAGTTGAAATTATTTCTAAATGTCTGGCTGGAGTTATCTATACCCGATTGTGGATATAGTGTATTAATAAGTTGTGTACTAGTTAAGGCTGCGGTCATTGTTTTTATCTTTATTTATTGGGTCAATAACCTGTTGCAAACCAAATAACACTACTGCCGCCATTGGCACCGTTGTGTGTTTTGTTGTTTATTAGAGTTAGGCCTTGTGCTGATATACTTACAATCTGAGACATCATAGCATAATTTGTAGTAGCCGCTGAGTTTTGTACAACTGTTTGTGCATTAACACAGGCATTTGGAAATCCGGGAGTTGAATATCCTGGTAATGTCGGAAACACCACAGACCCTTGA